CCAACGACGCACTAAATTTGGCGGTTGAAGTTGCGATTCGCAATGGGGCAACATTGTATGGTGCATGGCAAGCAAAAGCTGCCAAAAAGAACCTTCCTATTATCGATGGTGACAATGAAGATGTGGAAGAGATTTTCCGTGGCAATTGGGTTGTTAACGCAGCCTCTCTTACTGCTCCGAAAATCTACGATAATAGTGTGTATCCCATAACGGACAGTTCTCTTTTTCAGCCTGGGTGCAAAGCCCGCGTGGTACTTGAATTCTTTTCCTATCCCAAAGGTGAAAGTTTTAGTGCCGGGGTTGGCTGTATGCTTGGGAATATCCAAAAAGCATTCACACGCAATGATTACGAAAGGTTAACCGATACAGATTTTGACCTTTGTACAGAACATTTCGCTCGGATTTACTTAAAATAATCCGACTAAAAACTTTATGAGACAGAGCCGGAAGGCTCTGTTCCTCGTTATACGGCAAGTCGCACCCATTGTGGTGGCGGCTATTTTTTATACCTTTTTTGAGGAGGTGAACGCATATCAGAAAGCTGAAAAAGTATAAGCCGACCCGTTTTATGTCCAAAGGCTCCTACTACGATAAGGATGCCGCTGACTATGCGGTCGCCTTTATTGAGAGTCTTTGCCACACCAAAGGCACCTGGGCAAGAAAGCCCTTTGAACTGATCGACTGGCAGGAGCAAATCATCCGTGATGTATTTGGGACTATTAAGCCCAACGGTTACCGCCAGTTTAATACTGCATATATCGAAATCCCCAAGAAACAGGGCAAGTCCGAACTTGCCGCTGCCGTGGCTCTGCTTCTGACCTGTGGTGACGGTGAGGAGCGCGCCGAGGTCTATGGCTGCGCTGCCGACCGACAGCAGGCATCCATCGTTTTCAATGTTGCCGCCGACATGGTTCGTATGTGTCCGGCGCTCTCCAAGCGGGTCAAAATTCTGGACTCCCAGAAACGGCTCATCTATCAGCCAACGGGCAGTATCTACCAGGTGCTTTCCGCTGACGTCGGTAACAAGCACGGCTTCAACACCCACGGTGTTGTTTTCGATGAGCTGCACACACAGCCGAACCGAAAGCTGTTTGATGTTATGACCAAGGGTTCTGGCGATGCCCGTATGCAGCCGTTGTATTTTCTTATTACCACAGCGGGCAACGATACCAAGTCCATCTGCTACGAGATCCACCAAAAAGCAAAGGACATTATCGAAGGCAGAAAAATCGACCACACTTTCTATCCCGTTATCTACGGTGCGGATGAAGCGGACGATTGGACAGACCCCGCCACCTGGAAGAAAGCCAACCCATCCCTGGGAATCACCGTGGGCATCGACAAAGTGCGTGATGCTTGTGAGTCTGCAAAGCAAAACCCTGGCGAAGAGAACGCCTTCCGGCAACTTCGTCTGAATCAATGGGTCAAGCAGGCTGTCCGTTGGATGCCGATGCACCTATGGGACAAATGTGAGTTCTCTGTCAATGAGGACGATCTGGAAGGCCGTGTCTGCTACGGTGGTCTTGACCTTTCCAGTACAACGGATATCACGGCATTGGTGCTTGTTTTCCCACCTACCGATGAGGATGACAAATACATCATTCTGCCGTACTTCTGGATACCCGAAGATAACCTCGACCTTCGTGTGCGCCGTGACCATGTGCCATACGATGTGTGGGAGCGGCAGGGTTTCCTTCAGACTACCGAAGGCAACGTTGTTCACTACGGTTACATCGAAAAGTTTATTGAACGGCTCGGTGAGAAATATAACATCCGTGAAATTGCCTTTGACCGTTGGGGCGCTGTGCAGATGGTGCAGAACCTTGAGGGCATGGGCTTTACGGTGGTGCCTTTCGGACAGGGCTTCAAGGATATGTCCCCTCCGACCAAGGAACTGATGAAACTGGTGTTGGAAGAACGTATCGCCCACGGCGGGCATCCCGTTCTCCGTTGGATGATGGATAACATCTTCATCCGCACCGACCCGGCAGGCAACATCAAGCCGGACAAAGAAAAATCCACAGAGAAGATTGACGGTGCAGTTGCCACGATTATGGCACTCGACCGCGCGATCCGCTGTGGTAATGATACCAGTGCTTCGGTCTACGATGACCGCGGCATTCTGTTTATATGAAGGGAGTGATTCGACATGGGTATCTTTTCTGGACTGTTCAAATCCAGGGATAAGCCTGAAAACCGCACAGCCGGAAGTTCCTATGCCTTTTATATGGGTGGAACAACCTCCGGCAAAATTGTGACCGAGCGGTCTGCCATGCAGATGACAGCCGTGTATTCCTGCGTCCGTATCCTGGCAGAAGCGGTGGCGGGACTTCCGCTGCACCTTTACCGCTACAACGCAGACGGTGGCAAGGAAAAAGCACTCGACCATCCGCTGTACCGATTGCTCCATGATGAGCCGAACCCAGAAATGAGTTCTTTCGTGTTCCGAGAGACCCTCATGACCCATCTGCTACTGTGGGGCAATGCCTATGCCCAGGTTATCCGCAACGGCAAAAACGAGGTCATTGCGCTGTATCCGCTGATGCCGAACAAGATGTCTGTGGACAGAGATGAAAACGGCCGTCTGTACTACACCTACTACCGTGGTCCCGATGAAGCCATCAAAAATAAGGAGTTTGCGGTCACGCTTCAGCCTTCCGATGTGCTGCATATTCCTGGGCTTGGCTTTGACGGACTTGTAGGCTACAGCCCCATTGCTATGGCAAAGAACGCTATCGGCATGGCAATCGCCTGCGAAGAGTACGGTGCCAAGTTCTTCGCCAACGGCGCTGCACCGGGCGGTGTCCTGGAACACCCCGGCACGATCAAAGATCCGCAGCGTGTGCGTGAAAGTTGGCAGTCCACCTTTGGTGGCAGTGGCAACGCTAACAAGATCGCGGTGCTTGAGGAAGGTATGAAATATACGCCTATCGGCATCTCGCCGGAGCAGGCACAGTTCCTTGAGACCCGCAAATTCCAAATCAATGAAATTGCTCGAATTTTCCGTGTCCCGCCTCACATGGTGGGTGACCTGGAAAAGTCGAGCTTTTCTAATATTGAGCAGCAGTCCCTTGAGTTCGTGAAGTACACCCTTGACCCCTGGGTCATTCGTTGGGAGCAGTCCATTCAGCGGGCGCTCCTGTCCCACGATGAAAAGGCACAGTATTTTGTGAAGTTCAATGTGGAAGGTCTGCTCCGTGGCGATTACCAAAGCCGTATGAACGGCTACGCCATTGGTCGCCAGAACGGTTGGATGTCGGCAAATGACATCCGTGAACTGGAAAACCTCGACCGCATCCCTGCGGAAGAAGGCGGCGACCTGTACCTCATTAACGGCAATATGCTCCCGCTGAAAAACGCAGGTGCTTTTGCAAATACACCTACTGATAACGGAAAGGAGGAAAATCCCGATGAAGAAGTTCTGGAAGTGGAAGAACCAGGCACAGACGGAGACGGCTCCGGCAGAGAGGACTCTGTTTCTCAACGGCACCATCGCAGAGGAAAGTTGGTTTGACGATGACGTCACTCCACAGCTTTTCAAGGATGAGTTGATGGCAGGCTCCGGCGACATCACGGTGTGGATCAACAGCCCCGGCGGTGATTGCGTGGCGGCTGCCCAAATCTACAATATGCTGATGGACTACAAGGGCAATGTCACGGTCAAGATTGACGGCATCGCTGCCTCCGCAGCATCCGTTATCGCTATGGCCGGTACCAAGGTTCTGATGTCCCCGGTATCTATGCTGATGATCCATAACCCTATGACCATCGCTTTCGGTGACTCTGCGGAAATGCAGAAAGCCATCGAAATGCTCGGTAGCGTGAAGGATTCCATCATCAATGCCTACGAGATCAAGACCGGGCTGTCCCGTGCAAAGCTGTCCCACCTCATGGATGCCGAAACCTGGATGGATGCCAATAAAGCCGTTGAACTCGGCTTTGCTGACGAAATCATGAAGCGTTCCGCCGATACCGAGGATGTGGAAGCACCTACAGTCTCCATGCTGTATTCCAAGGCCAACGTGGTCAATTCCCTCATGGACAAGATTGCCACCAAGTGCGCAATCGAACCCAAACCCACCCACA